GGATAAGCCGGATGCGGTTTTCAGGGCTGAGACTTCATCCGAAAGCCTGAGAACATCTTTCGCGGCACGAACCGTGCCGCCGCCCAAGCTGCTATCAGCTTCGACAATTTGACCGCGAAACGGCATGGCCTGCGCGCCGTCGCTGCCGCGCTGCCTGATTGACGTATCGGCAATGGCCTGAATCGGCCCGGCCAGGCTGCCGAGATGCAGGATGGTTTCGCGCGCTTTCGGCGCAGCCTGGGCGATCTTGTCAAAGAGCGGCGCGCCCATGTCCGCCACGTCGCGCAGTGGCTGTGCCATCTTCAGGAAGCCTTGCTTGTAGGCCATCGCCGCCGCTTCTTGTGCGGTCACAGTGCCGCTCGCGTCTTTGTCGAGCGCGCGGTTGGCGTAGTAGGGATCTTTGTTCGACTTGACGCCCTTGTCTTTGAATAAAACTTGACTCGGATCAGTGACCGGCCTGCCGGACAAAACGGCGGTGTAGACGGCCTCCTGCGTGTCGGCAACGGATTTGAACTGCTGGAAGTACTTCTTGACGTATTCAAGCTGGCCGATGGCATCCATTGACCGGAGCTTTTCAGTTGTCGTGCCGAGGCCCTCTGCGGTGGCTTCAGTGATTTGAATCAGGCCAGACGCCGAGCCTTTGGGATTCTTTTTGGCAGGATCAAGGCCGCTTTCAAAGGCCATGACATTCATCAGCTTGTTTGGGTCAATCTTCAGATCCCGCCCGATCTCTTCAACGGCTTTCAGGAATTCTTCGCCCCCGGCCTTTTTGATTGCCGCGCCCCACTTCTTCATTCCCTCGCTGGTTCGGTCAATCAGTTTGTTGACGAGGGTTTCAGGGCTTACTTCAAGATCGCCCAAAGTGGTTCGGATTTTCTTTTTCCCGTTCTCGAAGCCCTGATCAAACCCGGCGATGGTCTGTTCGCCAATCTCCGCAAAGACACGCGACGGCGACTTGATGCCAAGCACATTCTTTGCGGCGTCAATTGTGCCTTGCGCCCACGTCTTGACGGATTGATAGGCGTTGCCTGTCGCGCCGGTCAGGAAAGAATCGAAACCTTGCAGCAGTCCGGCCCCAAGCTGCGCGCCTCCATCCACTACGATAGATTTCAGTTCAACAAACGAATCCCGCAAGGCCGGACCAATCGCCGCGCCAATCTCTTTTGCGCTAATCTTCCCGCCGAATAACTGCGAAACAAAATCCAGATCGAGCGCAAGACGCTTGCCAATTTCGTTGGTGGTCGTTTGGCCTACCTTTGTGTCTAATTGCCCAATAGCTTCGTCCAGGCTGGCCTTGTAGCTTTCAAATAACTGTTTCGTGTCTTCACCAGCTCGCTTTGCGCCCAGGTCTTTCAGGTTGGATTCTTTCCCAGCAGCTGTGCGCGAAAGACGGTCTCCGGCCCCGCCCGCAAATTGACCAATGCCTTCCGTGAGCAGAGACGCGGCCACGTCGCCTTTCAACTGGCCGCGCTCGGAAAGCTTCATCAACTCTTCTTTGGTTTTGCCGACCTTCTTGGAAAGGATATCCCAAACTGGAATGCCGCGTTCCGCGAGCTGGTTCATCTCTTCGGCGGAAAGCTTGCCCTTGGCGCGCATCTGGCCAAGTGCAGTAATCGTGCCTTGCAACGCACCAGTGAAGTCACCCGTGCCGGCGGCAGCGATGGCCGCGCCATCGGACAGGGCGCGCAAATCCTTAATTCGATCTTGCGCACTGAATCCGAAGGCTTCCATCTGAATCGAAGCCTTAATCAAATCCTGAAGCTCGAATGGCGTTTTCAGGCCAAGCGTTTCGAGGTCTTTAAGATGCTGCTGCGTATCCGTAACAGAGCGCCCCATTGTCTCGAACGCGACTGCCGAGGTTTCGAGCATCTTGTTGTACGCAATGCCCGTAGTTACGCCACTACTCATCACACCCGCAACTTTAGTGAGAGCGCCGGTCAGGAGATTCCCGCCTGCGACGTTGGCGATGCCTGCAAGATTTCCGACACTGCCACCACTAATGGAAGGGATGCTCAGCTTGAGATTACTGAACGTGCCTTGAACGCTCCGGGCTGTGGCTTTGGCTTTGGAGTCGGCAGCGTCCATCTTTGACCGGAACTGCCGGTCATCGGCGGTAAGGATTGCTTGAAGTCTGCCGAGTTCGGTCATTTCTTTTTCTTCTTGGCGGCTTTCGCTGCCCGTTCGCGTGCTTTCCGATCAATTGCTGGCGCGGCCAGCTCCTTCGCGTGTTCGAGCAGTTGCAGCCAGTGCAGATCACGCAGTGACCAGCTCTCTCGAATCTCCTGCGGATTCACGCGCCACTGAAGCGCGAATTCCAAAACCTCAAGGTCATCCGGCGCGGCGGCGAATCCGTTTTCAACCAACGCGCGTGGCGGTCTGCCCGTCTCGCCCCGCTCCTGTAGCCAGGTCTGAAGCCGCGCTAGGTCGTTTTTTTTGGAAAGGTGAAGTCGTTGACGGCCTCAAGTAGCGCGTCGAGTTGAAGCCGGTTTAAGGTCTTCAGCACGTCGAGCGTTGGCGCAACCGCTTCACCGTCCGTGGTGACCGACCAGCGCACTAGTTCTTTTGAGAGGGTCAAGGCCTTCGCTTCGACCAGACTCATTTGTTTTTTGGCATGCTCTTCGTCGAGTTGATCCAGTATCGCGCCCGTAATCGGACGGAACCAAATCTCCACAGCCTCAGTGACCGGCTGACCGTTTTCATCTTCTCCAATTGGAAGAAAGGCCGTCGTTTTATGGACGGCCTCATAAGCGCGTTTCAGTTCCATGATGAATTACAAACTTGCGAGCGTGTTGACCACCGTGACCTTGATGCCGCCGGAGATGTCCGCATCGGCAACCAGCCGGGCGTTCACCTTGTAGGCGTAGGTTTCCTGCACGTTTCCGGCTTCCTCCGGCGTTTCACACTTCACCGCGAAGTCCCACCAGATTTTGTACTTGTAGACGCCGGTAATCGTCGCGCCGATCATCTCGAATCGAACATACCGCGTCGGCTTCGTGTCACCGTTGAAGGTGTCCATGAAGCTGAGAATGTCCGTGTTCTTGATCAGCGTCATGTTGATGCGGGCCTCTTCAATGGCCTGTTGGACACTGTCTTTGAAGTCGGGATAGGCCGTGCAAAGCACCTTCACCGGATTGCGGATCGGCGGAATGGAGATGCCGATTTCGAGCGCGTCACAGAACTTCGTGGTGCCAATGGCGCCGAAGCTCGAATCAATGTACACGTTGACTGTGGATTTGCTGACTGGCTGCTGCGCGATGCTCGTAAACGACGCGCCGCCCGCCTGCAAAGTCGTCACGGCGGTTGCCGGCGTGCTGCCGCCCGTCAAGCTGTCCGTGGTCGTTGGAGGTGTCAGATTCGCCGCGCCCAATGCACCGGTTGCCTGAATCGTGATCGTGCCTTCCGGCAGGCTGGAACCGTAGCAGCGCACATCGTTCGGGCCGATATTGCTCAGGGCAATCAGGGCCGCTTCGATTTCGGCTGCCGTGGCGTTGTACGGAATGGCGCTGGTGGTCTGCCCGCCGTAGGTGATCGTAAAATCGCCGCCGGTTGGACTGCCGGTGATAACCAGTTGCCAAACTTCATCCGTCAGGGTTGCGGAAAGCGGCCCGGCCAGATCTTCAATGCGATAGCCGAAGCCCTCGCCTGAAATGCTGGCGTCTTCATCGGACATCGCAAGTTCCAGGCTGTTGAAATGGAAGCCCGGAATCACACAGCTTGCAACGCTGTCGCCGCGCCGAACCGTGAAGGTCTGCGGCGTGCCGAAGTTGCTTTTCGTTGGTGCGAAGATGTGCTGGTAGGCGCTGCCGCTGGGATTGCTGGTCGTTGGCGCGCCGAACAGTCCCGCGAGAATGTAAATGATCTCGTTGTAATCAACGCCCGCTTCATAGGTCGGCTCGGACATCTCGCGATGTTTGACGCCGGAACCGGGAATCAACTGCCCGGCAGGGCGGTAAAACTGGTCGTCCTGCATTCTGACCGGCTCAATCGAAAGCGACGGGAAATCCTTTGTTGCGCCAACCGCCGCGCCGATGACGCTTTCCGCGCCCAATAACAACCGTTGATTAACGTAACCGCGTGATGCCGCCATGGTATCTCACTCCTTATGCTGCTGGATAAATTGCCAGGCGGAACAATCCGCCCAAATGGGTATAGAAGCCGTCCTTGCCGGTCTTCGGTTCCGGGTAGCAGAGCGGCGATATCCGCCGGCTGCTGAACACATAGCTTTGGCTGGTCTCCGCCGCCGCCTCTTGAAACAACTGGTCAATCCGATTCGCCACCGTGCGCGCATTCGCGCTCGGGTTGCCGTCACAGACCACCTTGATCTGATAGGTCGGGTTGGATTGCACGCGGCAGATTCCATTTCCCCGCGTGTCAAAGCTCGACTGATGTTGAAAGAGCGCGTAAGGCAATGCCGCCCCTTTGGGAGCCTGCCCGTGGTAAACGCGCGTGCCAATGATCGCCGCCGCTTCGCTGTCGCCGGTCAGCTTGTCGTAAATCCACTTTTGCGCGAGCGGTAATTCGTTGGCCATCAGATCACCCGTTTCACGTCCGCACCGAACTGCTGGACGGCCTCTTCAAATGCCGGGAGCAGGAAAGGTTGGGCGCGCATCCGGGTCGTTCCAAATTCAACGTGGATGCCGTATTCCGCGCCCACAAACACAATCCCGGTCAGATCGCCTTCAAACGTGCTTTGAATCGAGTTGAGCAGTAGGCCTGTATCAACTGGCGCGCGAAGCTTTGCCCCGGCTTCGACCTGGAGAGCTGCTTTCCGGATTAACCTGCCCAGCTCCTGCCGAGTCTGCGCCTTCACTTTGGGAATCTTGCTTTTCCACATTTGCGCGCCTTCCAAGCGTCGTGACAGTAATGCCCGCCGTTTTGTATTGCGCAGTCAGACGATCCACGTAAGGAAGCTCGGCAGAGATGACGACTTCATCGCACCCACCAAGAACGTCACTTGGCTCGCCTTGCTTCGCGATCTCCACTTCGTCGCCGGCAGTGCGCCGCCGGTCCGCGTAAGCGGCAATGCGTTCGTCGCCGTCCAAGCCATAAATCAAGATTCTCATTCGTCTAAATCCCCTCGGTCTTCTTCCGGGACGTTCTCCCGAATGGTTTCCGGCTGCACCTCCCGGAGCGCAACCTTGGTATCTACCTTGTGCGACTTGCTCCCCAGCCAGCCGACGATTTCATATTCGTTCCCGTCAATCCGAAGCCGGGCGTCTTCAGCAATCTCCGCATCCCAGGGCAGCACCGCGACAAAAGGCGAATCCGTCATCGGCTGCCCAGCCTGCAACTGCTGCCGCTCGGCATAGTTCGCGGGCCGGAATCGGCACTGGTACGAATTGACCGCCGTGTAAGTCACCGTCTCGCCGCCGTAGCCGTCTGCCGTTGGTGTGCCTTTGGTCAGCACGGTCGCCGTCTTATCCATCGCGGCCTGATTGACGCGGCGCACGCGGTTCAGGGTTTGGGTTGTGATCAGCTGCTTGCTCATGCTCGAACCAGTTGCGGCCCTTGAATCAGCGCACTGATTAACCGTGTCACTTCCGCCGGCAACTCGCCATCGGGCCGGGTCTGCCGGAATTTCACCGACACACCGCCTGATTCCGAATACTCCGAAACTTCATCCCCTTCACCGTCACTGAAGCCATCCAGGTACGCGAGCGCCAGCAGGCATTGCGCGTCTTTGATCTGCTGGGGGATTTCAGTCGTCAGGTAGACTTCGCCGACCGTACAATAGCCGTAGCTGTAAAAGCCGTTATTCACGGCATCCACCTTCGCTACGCCGTCACGCGGCCACGAAAGCGCCTGCGTGCTGGTCACGCGACTGCCCAGCCAGTTCTCCTGATTCAACCGGCGCGCCGCTTTCACCAGCGCCCTGACCTGGGACGTTTCGTTGTCGCCCGTCGTCCCAAACCACGCATCCGAACCGAAGTTCAGTTCGTGGAAAGACTGCGCTTCAGCCAACGTCGCAAACGAGTTGGAGGAAGCGCCGCCCACGGTCGTGATCAGACTGGAAGCGTCAAGGGGCATGGGTTACTTGGCTTTCGGGACTTCGGCCAACTGCCAGCCGCCGGTTGCGTAATCGGCCACCTCGTTGGGGTGAACGTCTGCTTCCGTTGGCCCGCCTGGATACCTCGGCGCACTGCGAACCATCTTGACGGTTTCGACGGTTGCGGCTTCTTCGACTTCGACTGCTTTCTTCTTCTCGGCCATAACGATTCCTCTGTTGATGATTGTTTGGCGCTCACCTGGAGATGAGCGCCGTTTGATTCCCAGTAAAGCCAGGCCTAGCCGAGCAAAATTGCGCAGTGCTCGGGCTTCACCATTTCCGCCCCCCACGCGATGCCGACTTCGATCTTGATGCGGCGATACTGGCGATAAATGCAGACCTGGAACGACAGGCCCGAAACCGGGTCCGTGATCGTGGTCATATCGTCCGCGTCGTCGCCGCCCTCGGGCATTGCAGGCGTGCGCGTGATCAGGTGAATGGCGTTCCGGCTGAAGGCCATATTCGCCTTGTACGTCGCGCCAACAGTGAAGGCGTCGTTGTCCACGTGCGAGGACAGCAGACCGGGATTTTGAATGATGACGTTGCCACCGCTCAGCGCGGTCTTGACGACGTATTTGTTGGAGTCGGCAGGCGTGCCGTTGGCGATGCTGAGCACGTCACCGGCAACGATGGTTCCGGAGCCGGTGTCCACAGCCAGCGTGGTTGCGGCCAAGGCCAACGCGCCGTTCGCCTGGTAGCTTGTTCCGGTGCCAATCGTGTGCTGTTTCACCTGGGCGGAGTTGTGCAGCATGAAGCCTTCCAACTCACCAATCATCCCCTTGCGGAGCAGATCGGCGGTTCCGGCTTCGTTGACCTTGAAGAGTACGCTTTGCTTGCCGCGGATGTTGGCCATTGCCGCCGAACCCAGCACCAGGTGCAGATCACTTTGCGGCGCGCCGTTGTCGTCCAGGATGCGGCGGACCTGTGCGGCATCGCTCAGATCGTTGGCCGTGCCAAAAGGCGTGGTTCCCGCCGTGCCGTAGGCGCGAGACGATTTCTTGTACAGGTTGGCGACGTCCGCTTCGATTTCGTTGACCGCAGCCCGCATCGCCTGCGCGAACTGGTCACGGAGAATGTTCTGCAACTGCGGATTGTCGCCGTTCCGCAAAGACTGCTGCTCTTCTCCTGTCCAGCGAATCGGGAAGGCGCGCGACTTGTTGATGGTCATCGTGCCGCTGCCGATGGTTTGATCACCGCTGTCGGCGGGGGTTGCGCCCGGCGTGATGTCTTCGCCCGTGATCGCCGGGACGACGGGATAAGTAATGGTTTGGTCTTTCGCGGCACGCTCGGCAGAGCTATTGCGAAAAACGGCGGGGATAAAGCCGACCAGCTCTCGCGAAACAACGTCCATTGCTTCGTAGATGATCGGTAAAACTGCTGTCAGCGTGTTCGCCATGTTTCACTCCCTGAAAGGAAATCGTTAATCGGTAACTACGCCGCCCGCCTTGAAGAAATCCTGCTTGGACTGAGGATTCATCGCCTCGAAATCGGCGCGCTTAATTGTTTTACTGCCGCCACTGCCAGCCGTATTGTTCTGTGCGCCACTGCCGCCCGCGCCACTGGCTTCGAAAGCTCTGCCGAAAATCTGATCGGCTTTCATCTCGGCAATTCGTTCGGCAATGGTGAGCGGCTTGCCATCTTTGCCGTAGCGGGTCTGGCCGTTGGCATCGAAGATTCGCACCTCACGCTTGCCGTTCTCTGTGACCACCTTTGCGCCGACGTGCGGCAGCAGAAGTGCCGGAACACCTTTCTCGGCGGCAATCGCGGCGGTTGCGCGTGCCGTCACCAGTTCCGTTTCGAGCGCGGTTTCCGCTTCAGTCAGCTTGGCGGTCAGCGACTGCTTTTCCTGGTCGAACTGGCTTTGCATCTGCGCTTTCCAGTTGTCCCAATCGCCCTGCGCTTTGGCCTTTTCCTCTTCGACCTTCTTTGCGTTGGCGAGCATTTCCTTGGCTTTCGCAGGATCAATTCCCTCGAACTGCTTGGCCAACTTTTCAAGCTCGGCTTTGCGCGTGCGCTCGGCTTCCAGGGCGGACTTCAGGCCGGTCACTTCCGTTGGCAGTTCTGCTTTGAAAACAAACTTCCCGTTTGCTTCGGTCAGGTGGCTGCGCAGGTATTCCGGCGCGTCTTCGGCTTTCTCAAATATCTGTTCAATCGGCATTACTGAATCCCTCAGTTGTTTGGAATTGCGGCATCCCGCCGCGACGGAAAGAAGTATCCGGCAAGTGTTTTTTTTATTTTGGCAAGGGTAGAATCCGGCTATGACTACACCCATTCTCGAACAAGCTGGCTACACTGACCCGCCCGTTGAGGCCGCATCTGGCGCAGGGTTTAAGAAAATCGGCGAGGTCGAAATTCTGGCCACGCCCGCACATCGCCGGATTCACTTTCTGGCGAGCAGTCCAACGCACTCGACGCAAGGCGAATGGCGAGCATCAGACGATCAGCCCGTGCCAACGCCGGAAGCAATTGCGGAGATTGAGCAGCGACTGATTGGCGTTTTGCGCAAATAAAAAAGCCGGGCGAATCTCACCCGGCGACAATCAGCCCGCAGCCTAACAGGACGGTTCGCGGCGGGTATTAGGCCTAAAGCTACTGTGCGGCTTTCGGCTTCTCCAAAGACTTCCCATCCGCGCTCACAACGCACTCCGCGCACCCCTTCTCCGCTCGCAGATTCCCCAACCACGCGGCCCGCTCGGTTTGAATCAGCCGCAGTGCGAGCCAAGCGGTCTGGTAGTGGGAATGCACGGTGATCGAGTCCGGGCCGGTGGGTGTGTTGAGCAGGTCGTCTGCCGCCCGGTTCAGCGCATCCGTGCCTTGCTTTTCGGCGGCAGCGAACTGCTGGAATTTGCGCTGCTCGGTGTCGGTCAGGGCGTGCGACTGCTGCGCAAAGGCGGGCAGCGTGAAGAGAAGGATTGCAAGTAAAATGCTTTTCATAATCTATAGCGGATTAACAATCCGATAATCGCCGTAGCCAGTCGTGTAACTCTGCACGGCGGCATATTGCGTTCGCGGCTTCGGCGGCGGAATCAGGATCGGCGGCACGCTCGCCTCGCGGCGCTCGTTGTTCGTGCGCAGAATCCCGCCCGTGATCGTGGCACTGGTCGCCCGATGCCAACCACTCAAAGGCCCGCCCGGTTGATAGAATCGCGTGGATGTCACTTCGCCGCCCAGCTTGAGCGACCACTTCGGCGCGACTGGACGCAGCCAATAGCCGCCGAAGCGAAGCGCGCTGACCTGATTCAATGTACCGCGCTCCGGCAGCAGGTATTCGGCCTGCACAATCACGCGGTTGCGGAAGTTCACGCCGCCGCCGAAGTAGTAATTGGTGATGGCCTTCGTGTACTGGCTATTCGACTGCTGCACCCAATTGATGCCCCCAAGTACGAACGGTCTGATCCGGTCAATATCTCGCGTGAAGTAGCCATGCACTTCCGCCCGCGCTCGCAGGTTGCGCCCGTCGCCGACATAGCCTTTGTTCCCGCTGTCGTAGCAGCCTGATCCAGTCAGCACCGCATACCCTGCCAGATCGTGCGTGCCTTCGACGCACGCGCCAAGTGACGACGTGTTACCGCTCGCTGCGCTGCCTGTGCCAAAGGTGGCGGTGAGGCCGACACTATTAGGCTGGGCCTGCACAATGCCCGCGAGCCACAGCACAAGGTAGGCTACCAGTGCGAGATTGATCAGTAATAGTGAAATTCGGTCTGCCATTTCGTCGCTCAAGTAGTGTCCTTTGGCGCCAGAACTAATTAAATCTATTTAGTGAATGATCCAGTCCGTACCGTCGCTTATGACGAGTACCTTGTTGCTACCACCACCGGCAACAACTGTATAAGCAGTGGTCGCAGTCGCGTCGGTCGCAAACGCCATTGCGCCATCACCTGCGACAGACGCGCTCGGCAGCGTGGCAACGGTGTAGCTTGTAAGCTTGGCCGTGCCGTTGAGAATCGTCAGTCCCGTGGTTGCGGTTTGCGCGGTTGATCCACTGCTGCCAATCAGCGGCGATTGCAGGATCAGGCTGGACGGCGTGGAGTTGCCCGTGCCGAGACCGGACTGGATTGTGAGATTCGCGCCGGATACATTGCTGTCTGTGCCGCCACGCGAACCTTGCGTGGAAAGAGTTTGATTGACCGGGGATGCTGCATTAACTGCGCCCATCCGAATACTTCCAGCACCGACGCGACTGAACTTTGCATCTGGCGCACCTGTGGGATTCGTCGCGGAATTAAATCCAATTTCATCTGCACTTCCAACTTGAAACGATGTAACAGATGAATTAACGGACAGTAGTGCTCGCGTTGTCGCTGCAAGTTGGAATGCAATCCCATTATTACCCGCTTGAGGGGAGTTGATACGTAAATTGTTAGCGCCATCCGACGACATCACGTAATTAGTAGCCGAGAGAGACTGTGCACCGGGCAACCAAAAAGCACTCGCCTGTCCAGCCGTGTTGCTTAGGCCGAATCCGACTGTATAAGCCCCCCCATTGGTAGAATAAGAAAATAATAAATCGCTGCTAGGAGCCGTGAGTCCTTGTATCGGCCTGACTACAATCTTCCAATCCACATCCTGCGCGGCGGCGGTCGCGTTGGTCTTCCATCCCGATCCGTGAAAACGCAGCGCCGGACTCCATTGCTGCGCACCTGCTGCTGCCGCTGTGGTATTCGTGATGACAATTCCATCACTGGAAGTTGACCCAATCGCGCTGCGCGTCATCGTCACCGCACTGCTCGCCACGCTCAGCGGCGAATCTGTGAACGTGGTTGAGTTCGAGCGATACGGGATTACGGTGTCAGATGCGTTGATCGTCGTGCCGCCACTTGCCCCCCAACTTAACGTGCCGCTTCCGTTATTGGTCAGCACCCCCGACGAATTTGCAGGCCAGCCCACAATGCCCGTTGTCGGCGGCAACCCCGTGCCGTTGGTCAGCGTCAGACTCGAAGGCGTACCACCCGCACCATTGAACAGCACTGGCGCGCCCGCACTGCCGACGTTCACGCCAAGCGCCGTGGCAATGCCAGTCCCGAACGCCGTGATACCCGTTCCGCCATTGGCCACCGGGAGTGTGCCGGTTACTTTTGAAGTCAGGTCAATTGAACCGGCCAACTGTGCGTTGGTAATGCCCGCCGTCGCCGAAAGCTCCGCTGTCGTAATCCCGCTCAGTCGCGCCAGCGGAACCGTGCCGCTGCCCAGATCGCTCGCGCTGCCACTGGTGGCAATCGTCGCCAGTCCCAGATCGGTTTTGTATTGGCTGATCGTGCGATTCGTCCACGCGCCTGCTTTGCGTTGGAGAATGTCATCGTCGGTCGGCGTCAGTCCGCTGATCGTGGTCAGGTTTGTATTCAGCGGCTGATACGTTCCGCTCAGGTCAGGCAATCGCGCCGCGTCCACAGTGCCGGTTGCCAGATTCGAGGCATTCAGCGCGGTCAGCGCCGAACCATTCAGTGCTGGCAACGTCGCCGGAAACAGTCCATCGGCGAGTGTTCCAGTTAGGGCCGACGTGTTCACCTTGCCCGCCGTGCTGATCGTGCTGAGCTTGGAATCGGCGATACTCCCGGCCAAATCCGCATTGAGAATCGCGCCGGTCAGATTCAGCGCACTGTACGGCACAGCCGACAAGCTCACGCGCGCTTCGTCGCCGCCCTGATCCGTAACCGTGAAGCCAACCGCCTGATTGAAGCTGAGCGTGGCCACACTGCCGACACTTGGCGTGCCGTCCGCTTCCTGCACGGTCAGCGAGCCGCCGCCGCCGCCGGATTCGGTTTGCCAGGAGGGAATACCGCCGGAAACCTTCAGCACCTTGCCGTTGGATCCAATCGGTAATCGCGTTGGCACGCCAGACGTTCCCGCATAAACCATGTCCCCAAGCGTCGTAAAGACGGT